GCGGGATGACCGCGCCGCCGTTCGCCGCGATTGCGTAGCTCTGCCGCACGGTGCCCGCCGTCACGTCGCGGATGTCCACGCGCACGGCCGTCGCCGAGGTGTTCGTGATGACCAGGTGCGTCAGGTCGCGGAACACGCCCGCCGCGCCCGCCGCGATCAGCGTGGTCTCGGTCGTGGCACTTAGCGTGATCGTGTTCGTGATGATGCGCTCGCGGTTGGCGTTCAGCCGGACAACGAGCTTCCCGAGGATGTCCGCCAGCGGGTTGACGAGCTGCCCCACGGCGACCGCCGTCGGGTTGGCGACCGCGGCCTTGTAGCCAACCGCCAGCGCGTTCGCCGGGGTGGCCGCGGCCGTCGCCGCGTCAAAGACCCCGCCCACGTTGCCGACGTTGCGCACCGTGCCGATGACCTTCGTGGTCTCGGCCGAGAGATCAACGCGTCCGGTTACAACCCAGGGCGAGGAACCAGAAATGTTAGGTTGCTGTGCTACTACAACCGTGCCAGGAACCAATCCCACATTCCCACCAACAACCCAGGGTGAGGACGTGGAAAGCTGTCCGACCGCAGGACTATTATCAATATTTACATGCTGCCCTAAACCTGTAAGCGATTGTGCTGTAGTGATTCCAAGTTGTCTTGCAGCGCGATCTTGAATATCAATTGTTCCATGTACCGTCGCATCACCAGCAATCACCCACGGTGAGGAACCGGCAGGCTGAGAAACCGGCACTGTGCCAGCAATAGATACCGGCCCCTGCACAGATATTTGACCACTGCGAATAATTACTCCGCTACCACTTGCGTCCACATTACCTGTAACTACCCACGGCGAAGCGGCCGCGGGTTGTGTCACGGCTATGGAAACACCAGCCGATACGCCACTCACAATAGTTTTGGCTTGCCCACCCGTTAACGTTGAATCTAATGCAAGACCGCCCGTTGCACCAATGTTTATACTAGGTAGCGTTCCAATTACAACAGGCGAGGTCAAATTGCCAAGTTGTCTAGCCGCACGGTCTTGAATATCAATCGTTCCGTGTACTGTCATATCTCCGGCAACTACGGACGGCGATGTAAGAGAAAGCGTTCCAGTAACCGGTACCGTGCCTTGAATATTAACCTTTGCTTGTCCTCCGGTGAGTGTCGAATCTAGTGCTAGTCCTCCGGTCGCTCCAATATTGATACTAGGCAACGTCCCAATCACGATAGGTGATGTCAGATTCCCTAGCTGTCGCCCCGCACGGTCTTGAATATCTACAGTGCCATGAATCGTCGTATCCCCTGCAATTATCCACGGCGACGAACCGGCCGGCTGTGACACAGGAACTACGCCCGCAATTGGCACAGTGCCTTGAATAGAGACCACGCCACTTCGGATAATCACCTGACTGCCGCTCGCATCCACATTGCCCGTCACTACCCAAGGCGACGATCCTGCAATATTGGGTTGTGTTGCTACAATAGTTGTGCCGGGAACTAATCCAACATTTCCACCAATGACCCAAGGTGAGGAGGAAGCAAGTTGGCTTACAGCCGGGCTATTGTCAATGTTTACATGCAGATTTAACCCAGTTAGTTGTTGCGCCGTGACGATGCCGAGTTGACGGGCAACACGGTCTTGAATATCCGTAGTGCCATGTACAGTCACATCACCTGCTACCACTGTAGGTGAAGAGAGCGTGAGTGCAGGCTGCGAATCAACAATTACGTGGCCTATCTGTCTAGATACGCGATCTTGGACATCAACTAAGCCATGAACCGTTACATCACCTGCAACAACAGTAGGTGAGGATAGTGTAAGTGCGGGTTGAGAATCTACAATGACGTGACCGAGTTGCCGAATAACACGATCCTGAACATCAACTGTGCCATGTATGGTTGCGTCACCAACTATGACCCAAGGCGATGTTGACTGCGTTACGGCCTGAGTAGATGAGGGTACAAAAGAAACTTGGACAGGATTTGCTACTGTATTATCAACCAAAACGTGTCCGAGTTGACGAGCACCACGGTCTTGCACGTCTGTAGTACCATGAATCGTCACGTCACCAGCAACGACTGTCGGCGATGAGAGCACAAGTGCGGGTTGCGAATCAATAATTACATGGCCCAATTGTCTTGCTACTCTATCTTGTACGTCGGTAGTCCCTTGAGTAGTTACGGTGCCGCCTACAACCCAGGGTGAGGAAGAGGCCAACTGAGACACAGCAGGGCTGTTGTCAATATTTACATGGAGGTTGAGTCCAAGTGGTTGCTGAACGGTCGCTGTTCCTGCTATAGTCCACGGTGATGTAGCTTGTGTTACTGCTCCTGCACCTGTGCTTGTACCGTTTGCTTGTGATAGAATAATATAAGTTAATCCGTTTACAGGCGTACCCAAAAATGTAATTATATTATTGCTAATTGAGGGATTATCTGTAAGGTCGGTAATTGTTCCAGTTCCACCATTAACCTTAGAAAGACAAATTGGCGCTGTTGACCAAACACCATTATGGAAATTTACTTGAATGGCTGGATTTACAGAAGGAGTTGTGCCCGCAGTAATTGTTGCTGACCACGCCTGGTCGGTTCCCTGAACCGAACTTATAGCGGCACCAGCGCCCCATCCTGTTAAAACAAAATTACCAGCATTAAGTGCCGTACCCTGACCAATTAATCCGCCAGCAACTACGTTGACGCGAAGTGCATTATTAAGAAGATCATTTTGTGAATCAACAAGTATATGTCCCAATTGACGGGCTATTCTATCTTGCACATCAACAGTGCCATGCGTAGTGACATCACCGGCCACGACCCACGGAGAAGTAGACTGCGTAACGGCTTGCGTCGATGTTGGAGCAAAGACTACAACCACTGGAGAAGATGCTAGGCTAACGATACCAAGTTGCCGTGCGACTCGATCTTGAATATCGACCAAACCGTGTATCGTTACATCACCCGCGACAACCGTAGGCGAGGACAAAGAAAGAGCCGGTTGCGAATCAACAATCACATGGCCAAGTTGTCGCGCTAGGCGATCTTGTACGTCAACAATTCCGTGAATATTCGCATCCCCCGCAATGACCCAAGGCGATGTTGACTGCGTTACGGCCTGAGTAGATGAGGGTACAAACGATACCTGAACTGGATTAGCAGCCGGATTGTCGATTAGAACATGCCCAAGCTGACGCGTAGTACGATCTTGGATGTCTGTCGTTCCGTGAATAGATACATCACCACCAATAATTACTGGCGAGGAATCAAGTAGAACATGACCTAATTGGCGTGCAACCCTATCCTGCACATCAACCGTACCGTGTATATTTGCGTCGCCCGCGATCACCCACGGAGAAGTTGATTGAGTAACAGCCTGAGTAGACGATGGGGCAAATGTAACAGAAACAGGATTAGCCGATGAACTATCAATTAGAACATGACCAACTTGTCGTGCTACGCGATCCTGCATATCTATCGTGCCATGAACTGTTACATCGCCGCCCATAATCGAGGGCGATGCAAGGGTAAACGCCGGCTGAGAGTCTACAATTACATGTCCGAGTTGACGAGCAACACGATCTTGAACGTCTGTAGTACCATGAATCGTCACGTCACCAGCAACGACCCACGGCGAAGTCGATTGGGTAACTGCTTGCGTAGACGAAGGAACAAAAGAAACTTGAACTGGATTAGCAGCCGGATTATCAATTAAAACGTGACCGAGTTGTCGCGCACCACGATCCTGTACATCAATCGTTCCGTGTACTGTTGCATCACCAGCAATGACGGTCGGGGATGAAAGAGAAAATGGCGGTTGCGAATCAACTATGACGTGCCCCATCTGCCGGGCTACACGGTCTTGCATATCTACTAGACCATGTACAGTAACATCACCGCCAATAATAACAGGTGAAGAATCAAGCAGTACATGACCGAGTTGGCGTGTTATGCGATCCTGAACATCAGTCGTGCCTTGCGTTGTTACAGTACCGCCTACCACCCAGGGCGAAGAGGATGCTAATTGAGAAACGGCTGGGCTATTGTCGATGTTTATATGAAGATTCAAACCTGTAAGTTGCTGCGCGGTTGCAATGCCTAACTGTCTTGCCGCACGATCTTGTACGTCAACCGTTCCGTGGACAGTCACATCCCCAGCCACAACAGCAGGTGAACTTAATGAGATCGTACCACTAACCGGCTGTGTTGCAGGGAAGTTTGTAATTAAGGTTTTCTGTTGCCCACCAGTCAGCGTTGCGTCGCGCGCGAGTAGTCCGGGATCACCGATATTTGTAGTTACCGTGCCAAGCACAATTATAGGAGATGTAGAAAGACTAACAATTCCAAGTTGGCGCGCAACCCTATCTTGAACATCTACAGTACCGTGTGTAGTAACATCTCCCGCAATTACCGCAGGTGAAGACAACGAAATTGTTCCACTTACAGGTTGTGTGGCAGGAAAATTTGTTACTAAAGTTTTCTGTTGTCCACCAGTTAATGTGCTATCAAGAGCAAGTCCACCTGTACTTCCAATATCAGCGCCAACTCGACCTATCACTACTATTGGAGAAGTATCGAGTAAAACATGGCCCAATTGCCGCGCAATACGGTCTTGTACGTCCGCAGTACCATGAATCGTAACATCACCCGCTATTACAGTAGGAGAGGAAAGTGAAAGAGCAGGCTGAGAATCCACAATCACATGCCCTAACTGTCGAGCTACACGGTCTTGAACATCAGTCGTGCCGTGTGTGGTTACGTCACCGACAATGACTGTAGGAGATGACAACGAAAAAGCAGGTTGAGAATCAACTACGACATGCTGCGGGACAGTAAAAGCAACTAGACCAAGCTGGCGCATAGCACGGTCTATGATATCCGCAGTACCATGAATGGTTACGTCACCAGCAACGACTGTTGGCGAGGAAAGGGACAGCGCCGGTTGTGAATCAACTACGACGTGACCGAGTTGGCGTGCCGCACGATCAATTATATCTAAGACACTACCTGGCACTAAGCCAACATTTCCACTAACAATTGTCGGAGAAGATGTAGTAGCAGTAACAGAAATTGGAGGCATTGAATCAACGATAATATGACTGCCCGTTACTAGGCCCACGTTCCCAGCAATGACCTGCGGAGATGTAGGTGTAGTTACAATAGTCCCTGAAATATTGATGCTACCATCAGCATTTATACCAAGAACATTAGTGCCATCGGACACAGCCATAGCACCAATTCCCTTGACAAAAAGTACGGGCCAATTTGGGTTTTGTTGAATTGCCATTAGCTATTCGCCTTCCGAATACGTTCCGATAAAGCTTGAACCCTGAGCTTCGTTTCTTCCACGTCTAACTTCTGACGCGCAAAATTTCCTGCTTCAAGCGTTCTCATGCTTTCACTCTGCGCTACAGCGGTGTTATTTGCGGCCGCTATATTTGCTGCCTGTGCCGCTTCGCGGCTCGATTGGCTAGCTGCTGCTTCTGATGCAGCGGCCGCCGCGCTACTAGCAGCAGCCAGTTGTGCACTCTGCGCCGCATTTTTTGCTACTTGCTGACAAGATCCTAAAAATGTATTCAGTACTTCAATTCCATTTTGCAAATCCTTCCAGCGTTCATCTATCTGGTCAAGAATCTGATTTGCGTAGGTATGTGCATCGTTAGCTAATTCTTCATTCCGATAAATGGAATTGTTTGCTGCCTCTTTAACTTCTAGGGCTAGCTTTCGTATTGGTTCGAGCGCCTCGGCTGCGACAGTATCAGCAAACGCCTTGATGCGCACACGCCCATTCTGCTCGGCTATTGAAAGTTCACCCTCAATAGCTCTCGCAATAGCAGCACGTACTCGCTCTTCTGCACCTTCGATTAGTGCATCCGCCCAGTTGCCTACTTGCTTCGCGTCCGTGACAGCTTTCGCGTAGGTCGCCGAGATAAAATCTATAACCTCATCATACGTTCGATACATTTCCTGATGCCGCGAAATCACCGGCGTCGGGTCAGGATTATTGTAATCTCTCGCCATCAAATACCTCTTGACTTCTTACCCGCACTGTGTTACTATATCAAGCATGAAACCTGAACTTTGGAAACCAATTATCGGCTACGAAACCGACTACGAAGTCTCTAACCACGGGAGAGTGCGCCGCATCTCCTCTGGCTCTAATAACGCCCAACCAGGCCGCATTCTAGGTACCTATAACGGCCACGGCTATCTGAATACTACGCTCTGCTCGCAAGGCCAAGTACGTCGATTCCGAACCCATGTCCTAGTAGCCCGTGCCTTTGTTCTCAATCCTGAAAGCAAACCACAGGTAAATCACAAAGACGGAAATAAAGCCAATAATTACTATGAAAATCTCGAATGGGCTACACCTAGTGAAAACCAACGCCACGCCGTTGCTGCTGGCTTACACATGAAACTTCCGGGTGAATCCAATCCCCAATCCAAGCTCACTACCGCGCAAGTATTGCAAATACGAGAATGGCGCGCTAAAGGCTGCTCTCTTGCTACGCTTGCTGCTGAATATGGCGTCGGCATCATGCAAATAAGCCGAATCTGTAGCCGTAAACGCTGGGCGCATATATAAGAAAATAAAGCACTTGTCACCCACGAGTGGGTTGAAAATCTAGTATCCTCAACGACCAAAGCAATTGTTGAATATGATATGGCACTTCTTTGAGTACACCCGCTGCCGCCGCCTCTCGATTTTCGTACCAATTTGCGACGAGCATCATTATCGCGGTGATAGCGGACGAAGGAACTTTGGACGCATCTACGCTGTAGCCAGATGTGAAATGTATCTGTACAGCATTTGGTACATACAACACCGGAGGCCACGTTTGACCTGGAGGGCCCGGAAAGATGCGAGCCGGCTCCGTGTAGGCATCTACCATGAAGTTACCGAATTCTAGGCGCGGGGCAGCACCATTGCACTGCCACGTTACCCCGGTTGCTTCAAGAGTGAGCGCGCCGACTGTAGTTGCCCACTTCAATGCACCTGTGCCGCCTATGATATCGGGCGGCGCATTATCTGCGGTTCCAGCTACAGTACATGTTTGCTGGTTATCGTTTCCATCCGTGACTTTATCGTTAACGGAATATACCTTCTTCGGATACCATTGACCCGTGCCCACAACCGGCAGCAAATCATGGTATTGCTTATCGCCTGAGGATAAGTATGTGATACGCTGCACCGCAACAAGGGGTGGACGCCACAACTTGATCATCTGTGAGTAATTCCACAAAGTCGTGCTATAACGAGGCAAACTGTAATAGGCTGGCGGATACGCCATCTGACTCATAATCGTATCTACGAAATACGGGAACGAGTCTAGATTTTGGATATAGCCCTTTTGACAAAAGCTACGCCCAGTAAAGACTTCGCACGCCTCGCGCGCCGCCTTAATGAGCGTAGCAATCAGCGTATCATCGTCAGTAATCTCAACACGCAGCCAATTCTTCATGTCTACCAAAGACACCGGCTCGTTAGTAGGCTGCGTTTCGATAGTTATGTAAGCCATCTAGTAATCCCTACTCTTCTGAATTATCTGCTGGTAATCTTGCTAGAATTAAAGTAAGTTTAGCCGAAATTTCTGTTAAGAGCGCAATTACCGAACTATCTTGCACACTAACAAGCCCAGAAATTGTTACAGGACCAATAGGAATTGATCCAGTAATCGACACTGGTAGCGGAGTAGCCGGCGAAACCTCAATAACAGTTGAGTTGACATTATCAATAAAAGATGTGAGGAAATGTCCTTCAAAGATATCCAAACTTGGTTGATAGATAAATGTAGCCATTATTTCTCCTTATGCTACTTTTATGCACCAGCATTTTGCAGTAAGCGCAGTGGCGTGCTATGACTTGCTGATACATAAGGACTAGATTGCAACGAATCCTTGAACAAAAGTGTACCATCAAATCGAGCAAACGCTTGTAATGCAGCGGCTCCATTTTCCGCAAACCCCGGAAGTTCCGTCGAACGACGAATGTAGCCATCAGCAATAACCTGTCGAGTTACCCAATATTTGAAATCTCCAAAAAGAACTGGAAACTTATTCGGGCCAATTTGATCCATACTCGGACTGGTTTTTACAGGCTTACCCATAACCGTATGAATACCATCTACTAGAGTAACGACGGGAAGACCCTGGATGCTAACGAGAGATGAAAGTGCATAAAGTGTTTCATCTGTCATCATCCAAAAACATCGTGGTGAAGCACGATATTGCGGCTCAATCGAATAAAACAAATTATTATAATCTAGAGGACCAAGACTATTAGAAGCGTTTTCACTTCCCCCTGTATAAGCTTTTGAGCCTTTTGAAATAATCGTTGCTACACCAAGACTCTTCAATTGAGTAATAAGACCAGTAGGTTTGTTTGTGCCATTACCCACCATTAGGTCTTTGCCCACTCCTCGTGCAAGACGATCAGCAGCAAAAGCCTTGAATAGCTCAACGGTAGAGAAGGTTTGATCCAGGTCTTGTTCTGCTTCTAGCGATACACCCCAAAATGGTGTACGATATGTCCAGGCTGATAAAAGCACCTGACTCAAAACAGATGGATTCGTTGTCGTTGTATCTTGCGTATTTTCAGTAATAACAGAAGCGACGTTCGCAACATCGCTGAAGGTTGGACATTGAATTGGCCGGCCATGCGGGGTTTTAAGATAGGTAACTACCTCGGGGTCAAATAAAGGATCATGCGCCTTCATAGTCATCGGCAAGAATTCACGAAAGAAATCCAACGGAACAAAATGACCGAGGTTTCCCTGTAATGTAGATTGAACAGGAGCACCTGTGCCTTCAGGCGTTACCGCGCGCCCTTCCTCAATACACGCCGGTTTACCAAAACGAATAAAATCTCGCCATGCACGTAGCTCAACATCACTCGGGCGGATAGACTTATTCTCACGACGGATCTCATCGCGGAACGCGCTTGCTTTCGCAAGCAAATAATTCATGCGATGTTGGGGAGGATTCGGCTGACGGGTTAACGCATCCATCTCGTCAAAGATGGCTTTCAGTTCGGGGGAAAGCATGATTGCACCTCTTATTTTTTGCTTGACTTTGCGCGCAAGCTGCGGCTTCTACCGCGTCTCCCTGATGCTCTGAACACCAGGGAGCGCGATAGTAGGTTATAAATCGAACGGTTCTCATCCGTTAATCCGTTAGTCGTGTATTGCTATGATATCAATACCGACCACGTCACCGGCTCTCCCAACTGGTCCAACTGACAGATATCCTGTAAGACCGTTAACACTCGGACTGCACGGCCCAACAGCATACGGCCCTGTTCCAGCTAGAGTTGGAGTAATTTCCCGTAACGTGCAACTATAGGTATAGTTCACGTCAGCATAAGGAATATCCCAAAGCAAACTGAACTGTCCAGAGATGAATGGACTTTTGCAATCAACCGCACTGATCGTATAGCGAGTACGAGCGGTACGGAACTTGTCCATAATCGCCGGAAGGTCCGCTCTCACATAGGGCGATGAAATGAACGGTGAAGTGAGAGTCACACCGTAATTTTGCTGATAACTAAAGTTCGCCATGATTGGCTCCTTTTCGTTAGATGTGATTACCACCCGCCTACACTCCCCGGCCCCAAAGGATGCCGGGGAGATAGGTATTACACTTGCTTACTCAACACTCCTACGCCTTTTGCGTAAGTGTATTTAGGGGATGGGTTCCCGCATCTAGCAAGTTAGAGTCAATACGCGCGAAGCTAACAAAGGCCACTTGGCCGAAGTCAGCATACCGCTCCGTCAAGCGCAGGATTTGAAGATCCTTCACCTTACGGACCATGAACTTATCAAATGCACCGAAAACTACCGTGACGTTCCCGGCAGCAATCTGAGGCATTGATTGGTTGATTGTGTAAGGATACCCGTTGATCTTATCCGGGTCGCCTTCCCTGACGCTCGGGGCCCACAACGGCCGGCCGAACTTATCAAGGATTTTGCGCAAGCTTGCCAACGTCTTGTCGTGGAACATATACCGAGCGTTACGCCGATAGGTCGGGTCAACGCTATGCTCCAGATCAACTAGGTCGGTATTGCCAACGCTATTCTGCCCGGTCTGTGAACCACCAGTGCTTTCGGCAGAGCCGACAGCAGTGATTGTCGTAGGACCACCAGCAGCAGCGATAGCGGTGAGAATACCGTTAGGCTGGCTCGAACCCGTACCGTTCGTTAGGGCATCTTCCATACCACGGCCCCAACGCTCGCCGAATCTCTCAGCAAGCCACTTCTCCAGATCAAATGCGCTATCCTGAAGAAGTTCGAATGAAACACGGACTAGACCTGACGTATACTTCCAAGCGCCGAAGTTGATGTGGCTTGCAGTCACATCTTTGTTAGCTACTTGGGCGTTTTCTGCAACAAGCACAGCCTTCTGAGAAGTGTCATCGCTTGTCGGATAGGGTAGCGGTTGGCCGGTAGCTGTTTCCATTATACGGAGAACAGAACCATCGAGCAAAGGCGCGAAGTATTTCGTGGCTTGCTCAATCTGATACACGAAACCAGCGGGCACAAAGAAGCCCAAACCAGTATATGTACCGATCTGACTAAGCAACGTGCCTTCAGACTGATCGCGTTGTTCCATGCTCATGCGGGAAATTGCTTCGGGGCTAGGTTCCTTCGCACGGAGTTCTTCAACCTTTGCCATAACTTCACGACTGGCCGCACTCAAACCGCGCCAAGAATGACCCGACTTACCGATACCCGGTTCAGCACCGTTACGTAGCATATCGGCAAACGCTACGCGGTACTTTGCGGCAAACTCTTTCACTTCCTCCGCAGTACGAACCTGCGTAGAAGCGGGAGCGCCCTCAAGCGGCCGGGTTTCGATTGTCGCAAGTTCTGCGGCAACCCTATCCGCCTGCTCGATGTTAGAGATATCCGTGCCCATAGCATCCACATCGGCCATAGCTAACTTGTAGCCGTCGCGGGATTCCACGGTCTGCGGATTTACCTTCAGGAATTCAACGGCCTTTGCGTGAGCAGCGGCGCGTGACTCCTTTAGTTCTTTGATTCTACTGTTCATAAGTCACCTTCATTGTGCTAGAATTCTCAGCCTCTAGCTGCTTTTGCTTCAGATCACGCGCCTTGCGTTACCTGAAAGCCTTTCTTTGTAGCATTAGCCCATCTTGAGTTAACACTACGCGAACTCTTGTACACTCTTACTGTAGAGTGTTACGGCTACTTCTGCCGTTTCAAACTCTTGTAGTTGTAACCAGCCGGGATAAAACCTCCCGCAGCTACAATCGCTGATACAAATGCCCACAAACCAGGATCCGGATAAAGTATTTGCGCCAGCAATGGTGAAGCACCCACAGCTAGTTTCAATGGGAAAGCTCCCCAAATACCTAGTTTACGTATTACCGCACCGGCAAGTGCCCCTAACTCAACTCCGCCTTTTGCAAGCACCCACTTAGTAGTGAGCCAATCCGCAACCTGGCCGGCAATACCTACGACAAGTGCACCAGCAAAAACGATTTGTAGAAGCATAACGCCTCCTAGTTCTGGAACGGTCCGCGCCGTAGGAAGTCATGAAACATTTCATCCCGGTCTGCTTCCGTCAATAGCTTCGGTTGGTTCAGTTCGGCTGTAATACCAGGGTCTATCGCCGGCACTACAACTACAGGTTCTATAACAGGTGCCGATTTCTCTTCTCCTTGACGCGGGGCCCCGCCTCCAATTTCATTAGCAGCAAGCATTGCTTGTTTGAGTGCCGTTTGGGCCGCAAGTTTAGCTACTGCAAAAGCCGACTTGGCAGCATCCTTAACCGCCTTCGCTGCGTCCTTACCACCATCCTTGATATCGCCGGCGGTCGAATAGGCATTCTTCAAGTCGGCCTTCGCGGCTGATTTCGCGGCCGCATAAGCTGCCTTCGCTGCTTTCATGTCTGCGCTATCGCCGGGATACACGAGATCACCACTATCCCAATCGTACATATCCTCATCATCCATATCATCTAGTGCGTCATCAGCAGCATCACGTTTTTCTGCAACAGGTACTTCGGGGATCGGCTCAATAACTGGTGCAGCTTTCTCTTCTACAACAGGCGGTACCATGACCGGCACTACAGGCGTAGCATTCAATTCGATGACCTTTGACCGGATCTCAGCAGGAATTTCCGTGGCGCGCGCCATCAAACTTGTACCCGGATACTGCGGATAGGTAACAGCGGAGACGTCCATCAGAGTCACATCCTTTAGTTGGCGGCGCGGCATCCATGTGCCATCCGCCGTTTTGACTTCATCCCATTCCTGATCTTCAACCATGAAGGCAAAGGAGCAACCATCAATATCGCCGCGCTTAATGGACGTATAGAGATCACGTCCTGTGCCTGTATCGGGCAGCGAGCAGCGAAAGAACAAACCCTTTGCATCTTCACGCAGAATCAATGTGCCGGCTTTAGTCCGCCCAAGAATATCATTCGGCGTGTGGTTGCGTAGGCAACGCACGTCAGCACCCTCGCGCAGCGAGCGCGCGAACGCACCAGGGGTAATCAGTTCTACGAACTCGCCGGCAATAACCGTGGGCGTGTTGTAGGTAGCGGCATACCCTTCAATAGTATGTCCATCCTCCAGTTGATCGCCTGAAGGTTCCGAAATGCGAAGTTCGGCGTTTGTGATAAACCGAATTTCGTGCGGCGTAGTAACAGCAGTTCTCTCTTCTTTTGGTTTCGCCATGATAATCTCCTACCTGATTTTACTAAAATCTATAGCTAACATAGTCAAAATATCCACACTTACCATCCTCGCATTCAACAACACCATTCTTTACAAGCAGTGTTGCTTTCCCGCATGAAGGACATTGCATTCCTGTTTGAACTGTACCGAGCTTATAGGCATCCATATAATTCTTGAAAGCCGGATCTGTTCGATACGCTTCATCAAAAGATTTAATAGACATCGAATACTCCTACGAAGGTTTTTTACTTTCTGTGATTTCATCACCAGCATGAATGATTGTCTTGCTTCCATCTTTTTCAATGCGTACTATCCCACCGGGTTGAATGATTGCTCTTTCGCTATACACAGTAATATTATCATCGTTATAACTTGCGAGGTTTGAAGAACTCGTTATAGATAGTGTTGGACCTTTTTCTGCGTTCTCTGCTTGAATCGTATCTAGCGTTTCTTGGTTGCGTTTTCTAAACTCACTCAAACTTTCTCCATTTGACGGAATTTCATCGGGATGCTGCACTAAGTAATCCAATTTCTCACTGTAATCTGCTTCGGGCATTCCACCAAATCCATGATGCCACGAGCGCAATCCTTCATCGTATTCAACAGGAATTCCACAGCACCTAGACACTATCTCTGCCGAATGCTTTGCGCGCACAAGATCCGATGAAACAATCCGTCTAATACTAAGCCCCTTTACAACCTCCGCTGCCGCTTCCATAATAGCGACACCTTGATCATCTAAATCAGCATCCGTCCATTCACGATAGAGTCCATTCTGATTCATCGGTGTAGTGCCGTGCCTTGCGACATAGAAAGCATTGTCCTTTTTAATTTCGCGCGCTTCTACTGTTACTACACCCATCTCATGACTAACTACCTTTGTGATAGCCTCTACTGCGTTCTTACATTCTTGCAACGATAGTTCCTTTACATCTTTTACATTCCATTCGCCGGAACGCATGAACATACCCTCGATATGAGTAAGAATGTAACGAAGCACCGCACCTTCATCCACTGGTTGAGCACCCGGAATGTCATTGAGCATGTCATAGATAATCACATTCGCTAGATTCGCTAAGGGTGCTGAGAAAATCTTCAAGTAATCCGTTCGAGTTGCACCTGTTCGATTAAACGCGCGCCCGAGTCCATCTAAAAATAGCCCCGCATGTAAAGTAACATAATCATCTATTGAACGCTTCTTCGCAGGCTTCTTTTCAGCCGGCACCGCAGGCGCTACTGGTGGAACCGGAGGTTTCGGCGTAGTCAGTTGCGATTTATGTGTCGTGCCGCCCGGCGTCGCTTGTAACTTCCCGCTATCAAGCCCTTCGTGCGCATTATCTGAAACATGCGCCGCAAGACTACAATCCTGCATATTAACTGGCATCCAGTACATCTCACCAACTTTTCCGTTTACTGGATTGATGTCCTCATATTCTCGAATGTCGTTTGTGTTCAAGAAACCCCATTGTTTGCCCGCCGCGTAAAAGTTAGAACGTGATGTAGCATCAGGGTAAATCAACTTTCGTGTATCAAACTTGACTAAATAGCGTCCGGCCGAGCGCCCTTTGTTCGGAAACAACTTACGCCGAAGCTCTGCTTCCCACACACTCAACCACGGGCCGATAGCGAACAGCACAAACTCGATCGCACTCTGCTCGATACTTCCGCGAGTAACGCGCTCAATCTCACCAAGCATGTGCGGCGGCACATTGAAAACGGAAGCGATCTCGATACGCTGAAACTTTCGTACTTCAAGGAACTGACCCTCGCCGGGCATAGCTCCTGTTTTCTGATACTCAACACCAGGAGGTAACACGCCAGTCTTGTGCATGTTTTCCCCGCCATGACGTTCCTGCCACGAACGCGAAAGAACTTCCCACTGCTCAGGTGTAATATCACCAACGGTTTTTAACAAGCCCGCAGGAATTGCACCGTTCCCGAAAAACTTAGCACCATACTTTTCTGTCGCTAGAGCAAGCCCGATTGCTTGACGCGCAAGCTGTACTGTATTCTGCCCGAGCCTTCCATCGAGCGTCATCCCTACAAGGTGAACCATATCCTCAGCTAAAATGATGCGCCGTGGCGTCATCTCATTATCAATCGAGTCAGTATCATAAATTCTACTATCCGCCATCGACTCGTATGTTTCGTACACCATCGTACCTTGCGGATATACTGTGCCCTCGAAGGTAAAACCCTTCATAGCGCGTACCGGGCGCGTGCGCGCGGGGTTGCGCGGCCAGAGGCCCACAACCTTGTTAGCCCCATTCCTTTGAATCTCTACATAAGCGTTCCCCCACAACAGCGCGTGCGCTTGAACAGTTTTGCGAAAAACTACCGATGACATTTCTGGATTCGGCTCTAACGCTAACAGATCATACAAATCATGTTCGTGCGCAATAACTTTCGTCAATCTCCCGCTCTTCAAGGATTGTTCATACACATGCATCGGGAGTGATGCAATACCGTTAGAAATAATGTTCACGCAAGCCAGCACAGTACTGACCTGGAGGGCCGACATTTCAGAAACACGAATTCCGCTGTCGGTTCTTCCCAATTATGTTACAGTTGTACCGCATCCGTACAACCTCTGCATGTTCCCATGCAGTTCAGACTATCTCTTCACCTTTCGGTGTTGCGCGCTTCGGACTCGCTGAGTCCTACTCCCTTTCGGGATAGTCGTTACACCTTCCTGCTCTCGCAGGCTCGGCTCGGTGTTAGCTGATCTAGCCGTCCACCGAATTCACGCAATTTTACAACAGCAGGTATCTACCGTTGAAAATATCCAAAAGCCATTCGGCGGGGTACGACAAAGGCGTAGCAGGATTTTCTAAACTACTCCGCACTTCATGGCGACCAAATAAAATATTTCGTTTATTCAAGGTGGATTACCTCCTTTCCACTCCAGCGTGCCTGTAGCATAGGTAATGTCCGGGCTTTCTTTGCTGCGAGTGAAGTATTTTCCCAACTTTTCAAAGAGGCTTTCCTAGCTTGCTGTGAACGTGTTACGGGATTTAATCTTGCTTGCTCTTTGCTTGCTTCTACCATCTGTGCTTGGTGTCCGCTAGGAAGTTTCTTTCCGTAAAATGGATTATTAGCACCTGACATGCGTGCTGAATGTTTGGCACGTCGTTCGGGTGTCCATTGTAAATGTCGGACACGAGAAGCTGATTTACTCATCTTAGAACGAGATGCTGCATTAAAAGTACCTCTAGCACCACCATTACGAATGTTATATCCATATACAGGATCGAGGGACTTGAATTGTGCAATGGCAACTTGCTCTAAATAGTCAAGTTCTTCTTGCGTAGACGCGATGTAAATAGGTGTAACAACAAACGATTCTTTACCATACTTTAGAATCGCTCGATACAGCATAGGACATCCCTTACGGTTACCCTTCGCATCAGAAACGTGCTGAGACCAACGCACATCAACATCGCCACGAGTCTGACCCACGTACACTTTTCCATTTACCGTATTAGTAATTTTATAAACTATCATCAAACCTACGCCCAAAACTTAGCGTAGAAGTAACCTGCCGCATAGCACGCCCCGCCTGCGGCGATAGCCACACGGACAGGCAGAACACCAAAATAGGCGGCCGCAACCATCAATGCAACGCCAACAAACTTCAAAGCAAAACTAATGTTGATTTTCATTTGAGTCTCCTTAAAGCCACTTAATCTTGTAACGATCTGGACTATTATCAACTGGGTTTGGGTTCGCCATCGCCTGACCCATCGCCATCACTAATGCGACGATGCCATCAATTTTATTTCCGCTTTTTCCCTTATCCGGCCTGACGTTACCATTTGAATCCCGAAGTAATTGCGTGTTACTCGATTGCCAAATAAGCAGCGGATCATTGTAGTGCTCCATAAGACCCGACTGCAAAAGACCCATGAGCTTTTGAGTTTGCAAACTCATGTTCTCATACCGTTGAGGGATGGCTACCATCTGAATGCCGTCCTTCTGCAACGTAGGAGCTAAATACTCATGGGCACCAGCACGATCATACCCACATGAAATCAAACGATACTTCTTTCGTATTTCCCGCATAGTGTTACGGATTGCGTCAGGATCAATACAGGGCCCATCAACAACATTGATAAACCCCGCGCGCGCCATACCACTATAGAAACCAGGTATCTTTTTATCCTGCTCATAGATAGATTCTTGCGGGTAAAAGTGCTCAACCAAGATGCTCCACTTCGGATCCGCTTCTTGCAAAATTACTTTGAGCTTTTTCCCTGCATTTTTCGGATCATCTATTTCTGCTATCACCTGATCACATGGAGGAAAGAGTTGAGCCAATGCTGTGAAATCACTTGTTTCTCCCATGTCAAGACCAACAAAGCAGCTACGTCCTTCTAATTTTTTTCTGGCCATCACGCGGAGATTAGTAGGTCTATTCTCCGCATCATCTGGAAAACTCGAATTCTTTTCCCACACGCCGGGTGCGAGCCATGCTTCTTTTTGCTCGCACCAAATATTCAAGTTCTTTGTTTTGAAATCATTTGTTAAAAACGATGATTCCTTTGCAGCTAATGCTAATGGTCTTAATTCCTCAATCGGCCACGCTTCATGCAAACTCGGATTAGCTTTAATCCAAACTTTCTCATCGGTCCAATTTACTAAATCATCCTTGTCTAACGTGGCGATGTAAGTAAACATCCGATCTGTGACTAAGGGTTCCTTGATAGCACCCGTCAGCACCTTTACCGCAAGCTCACGCGCCTGCCAACAAATACTCGCTGGATTGTAAACGCCGGCTGTAGTGATTGCTAAAAACAATGGTTGACTGCGTGCCAGCATACCCTTCTTGAGTACGTTGTACACTTCATCTGTCTTGTGCCGGTGCAATTCATCAACGATAGCGCAATGAATGTTTTTGCCTTCTAAGCTACCAGCTTCAGATGACACCGTTATGAAAGACGAATTCGTTTTTTCAACCGTGATTGCTGCACGTTGCAGTTTAATGCCTTCTTTTGTAAATCCCCTAATACTTTGAATCATTTTTTGTGCTGGTACAAAGACTTCTTTCGTTTGCTTTTCGGTAACAGCGGCCGCGACAACAAGCGCACCAGCTTCCCCATCAGCCACGAGCATGTAAAGTCCTATACCGGCTGCAAGATGGCTTTTTCCGTTTTTGCGCGCTACCTCAATGTATGCTTCCCGGATGCGCCGCAAATTCGTTTTAATGTGTAACCAACCAAAAATATTCGAAACAATAAATACTTCCCACGGCAACAGGATAAACGGCTTACCCGCGTGCTTTCCTATCCAGTGATGCAATTCACCGAAAAAGTTCACCGCTTTTTGCGCCGCTACCGGACTAAAATAAATTCCGCGTTCCTTGCCATTCTTCAAATCGTCCAGAAAACGAGCACATGCTATGTGAACGAGATTGCCCGCGATTAACTCGCCTTTAAGCACCTTCGTAGCGTAGTCAAGCGTTATTGCCGCCGCATTTAGCTGCGTAATAGCCACGTTTACTTGGTCTCTTCAGGAACATACCACTTATACTTACCAGCGGTCACTGCGGCGCGAAATGCTTTGAATTGGCTTACAGGCACCGCAAAAATATTCTGTTCATAGTGCCCAACAAGAAAACCTATAATCGCACCTTGAACAACACTCACGATTGCTGATCCACTTGAACCGGGCCCGCTCTCAACTTGTAAAAGCATTGCATTCGTCCAATTGATATCACTTTGCCTAATAGGACGATCAATCTTCAGCATTGTAATCCAGCCATGAAACACTTGGCGTCCTAATCCCTGGGGTGATGCCACATTCACAATTTCCGCGCCTGCATCTTCTTTAGCTTCATCACCCAACGGTGTTACCGCCCATACTTCATCCGTCTTGACATGCAAAATAGCAAAGTCGTCGCCGCGATGTTGATAGCCGGCGGCAATCAGCGTAGCTCGTTTAAATTTCTTCTCACCCGCTTCATCGAAGGTAATGTAGAGTGGTGCTTTGTCTACTTGAACGCGCTCATGCTGCGTATCATCATTAGCTACGCAATGCGCCGCCGTAGCAAACAAATAGCCGTCGGCAACCTTTTCAAAAGCAGTTGCGGTACAATACATACGCTGTCCACCATCTTCTGTCTGCGCATATAACAAAGCAACTGACTTATAGGTATTCTTTACGAGCGGCGTAGATTCGGCGCGAGAGATGCCTGCGTAAGACCCTACACACAAAACTAATGCTGCTACAGCTAAACGAAAACTACGCATGTTACACCTCTGATTTGGGTTTTATTAAAGTACGTTGAACCTTCACCGGCGCACAACCAGCGTCACATTTCCATCCACCAAGTCCACTCCGGGTTACAAATCCGCCATCTTTATCACGTTCGCCGGCTACAGGATCTTTGTGAACGGGCCCGTTACATTTTAAACATGAGTAAACGTATCTTGCAGCCATTCAACCTCCAAAAAGGATGCGCCGAGACCCGAGACCGCGAGCACCGCACCTGGCGAGCGAATACTCGTAGCCGCCAGTCGGGCCTCGACGCTGAGGCACCAGCACTTCTAGCCGCCCGCTTCGCACAGAAGCAGTTGACTTTAAGCACCAGCACAAGTCACTAGAAAAGTGTTACGCCTTTTCGGGTACTAACAATGGATCAGAGGGCATTATCGCCAATCGCTCTTCCATTGTTGGCTCGGTACCTTCATTTTCGTGACCTACATGGATTTTTGTGCGACTCGCCGGCGTCATACCAAACTCAATCTCAAACTGGCGCATAACCTGTAAAGCCTTGAGTTGAATAGGAACGGCTGGATTCACCTTGAGATCACCAAGAATGAGTTCCCCAGTTCTCTTATCAGCTAGCATGACTTGAATGAAGGGCCCGTGCTTATTGATACATTCCTGCGCATCTTCCCAAATCGCCCACGCGCTACAATAGCCTGCAAGTGCCTTACCATCCGCGACCGTAAGAACGCCTCGTTGATGAAAAAGAATATTGCACATCCGATGCCATTCGCGCTGCGCGTTCTTCGGCAGGGTCTTGGGCATCTCAGGGAAACCAACCTTCGGCTTCCAAGAGCTTTTAGCCTCAAGTTCCGCGCGAGATAGCTCACTCGGATTTCCATTGAGGATGTGGATTGCAGTCGGTTTGGGTCGCCGGCCAGGCATTTGAGTTTAGCTTCCCCGCTGTGCTTGAGCGGAAAGTGTGACGGGTAGGGCTGAAACAAAGCACTTAGAATTCCAGAAAATAGTACTTGACAAACCTTTGGGCCTGTGCTACGCTCACATCAGATTGGAGGCATCTATGGCTGACGCTAGAACAAAGACACCACATCGAGACCGAAAAGACCCTGGCGAACGTGAACGACAGAATGAACGCCGGCACGCGAAGAATGCTGCTCGGGGCAAAGCGGTCTGGGTTCCGGACGCAGAGCTTACCGAGGCTGGTGAGATCCGCAACTTCTATGCACCGCGCAGAAAGCCGGTGAACGCATGAAAAACCTACTAATTGATGCGGTTAGAACCTACGACCAGGTATTGAATATGGAAGCTGACATCATGGTTGCTATCGGCGGAAAAGACGCATTAAAAAATTTCGACGAGGAACTGCATACAGAAGTATACAACTTAATTGGTGATGCGTGGAATGCTACCATCAAACTTTCAGACCGGGCCAGGACGGCACGACTTAACGCTATCTGGAAGGATTTTGTTAAGAAATATTCCACAAAACAGAAACAACTCACCACATCCGAGGGCGCATGAAACGGCTCTACTTACTCGGGGCTATTCTCTGGCTCTTGATAGTAGCCGGCTTGTTCCTTCTATGCGGACATAAAAGCGGACATGGTGCCCGGATATAGTATGATCACCTTTAAGCGCCAACCCGATAATACTTTCTCGAAAGCCGGTGAACTAGAACCCGGCACTCGGAGCGTCCAGCTACAAATCGAGGACCGGGCACCGTTCGGTAGCTATAGTATAATCGAAGCCCTCGCAATAATTGATCATGGAAGAGAGTTTAACCAACTCAAGTTTGACCGCTATTCTATCCTGCCGGCCCCTCGGCAGATTGATGATGAGACGGCAGCAAGGCTAGAAGTCGCAGCACAGAAGCGTAAAGAAACGAAACTTAAGGAAAAGGAGGATGCTATGCAAGATGACAATACTATCCGCGAGGAACTAGAAGGTGCACCAGACGAGATAACAAACGCACCCGAGGTGACCGCCGAAAATACTATAAAGACATCTTCGGGCAAAGGTAAAAGTGGCAAGATGGCGATGCATTCCCGCTGGCATGTGAAGCGTGGCATAGTATCGGAAACGTGTGAGTACTGTAAAACGAAGTAGTATGGAAACTCAAAGGACTAAGCGAAGGCGTGCGAACGAAGAAAAGGAAATCGCACGCCTAGCTCGGGTAGTAGACGAGGTGAGAAAAACGACAGTGACCGAAACACAAAAGATAGAAGCAGAAATACTGATAGAACAATGGGCAGCACAGGATGTAGAAAACAAGAGAAGATTTACCTGCATTGCCTGTGGCCGAGGAACTTACTATAAAATGTATGAACCATATTGCACGCGTAAATGTGCGTGGCGAACAAGTCTTACTATGCGGGCCAGCCCTGAAAAGAAAGCCTTGAAAGCAAAGTTACAAAGCATTCCACCAGTTTCACAGTGGTTTCGTTCCATTTTCCAAAATCTTCTATAATACTTAATTCCCATTTTAACGGATCTTTCATTTCCCCTTTGTGAACGCGTTGG